ACTTAACCGAAAACGTATTGGCAATCAGAGAAATCTAGATGGTTCAAGGTTAGATGATGAATTAGTTAACCATGCATGGCATGGGTTAGATTGTAATGAAATAATTGACCAACTTGTGGTTCCATGTAATAAAAGATACAGACGGATGGATAAGTACCTTGAGGACAATCCATACGGTAAGGATGCAGAAGATGCAATCACACAACTACATAGTAGAGGAAGAGAAGCACACCGACGGATGAAGCTATGTAAACGTACACGATTGTTAGAAATATTAACGATTATTACACGAAATAAGTCAAAACGACACAAACATGTGTTCTGCTTCTTCCAAAAGAACTTCCATGCACTCAAAGCATGTTTTGAGTTGCTCAATGGGAAGGCTAGGAGATACGAGACACAACGTGTTCTAGACAAAAAGTGGTCTTCGTTTATTATCAGCTGTTCTGCTGAGAACGGCATTGATTATATTAAGGAAATTTGTCATCGTGCACGTATGATGGCACTTGGATGTGAGATCGATTTTAAACGCAGTACTGTGAGCTACCGTGATCGAGGTTTCAAGCGCCTAATGTCAGCAAGCTCCACTGGACGGGCCGTTTACTGGCCTAGAACTAAAGAAGAGCTGCGTGCTGCAGAAGACAAAGAGGTCAAGCTATGGTTGAAGAAGGGTGATGATTTGAATCTGGATCGGTTGGAAATGATGCGACTAAGCCAGCAGTGTCGGTTCTTTGTTAAGAAGAATCTATCTCGCAAGACCGTTATCCATACACCAAGTCAAAACGCCACAATAGAGTGTCCTCGAAGCCAGGGCGGATGTGCGAAAGCACTACACAATTTTTATACTACTCTTAAGTATGATTATGAGTATGACAGGAGAAGAAATAAAGAGACTACACCACTTGGAACTGTAATGGTTCGTGAAGGAGTAAAATCTTTTTATGAACGTGTTCCTGACAATATACTTGACGCTTATAACTATATGACCGGGTCATCAATTCCGTATGGCTCTAGGTATGATCACTATGATTTAGTTTGGAATTTCTTGGCACAAATTGTGGGGTCAAGTTTTCTAGCTGAGGTAATAATGAGAAGTGTCCAGGAGGAGCGACAGCATAGGGATATCATGGATCAAGTCGACCCATTTGAAGATGTAGTAAAGGAGGACTATACCTTTCATTTGAGTGATTTTAATCCAGATAACTTAGGATATGAAGAGTGGCCCCACCTTAACCAGCGTATAAAGCAACGGCGTGAGGATCATGAGGAAATGGAAGTCAGTATTAAGAGCGAGGCATATGAGAAATGGATTTTTGCCCATTGTGTTCGTTCTGTAAATATACTAAAAGCTCCTGGTTCAAATGATGTTCTACCGATACGCCCTAATGCACAGGTTGAACTTGGTGGTAAAATACGCGTCTCATCACTGCATTGTGCAGAAGAAATAATGGTGGCACGCATGTTAACAAGCAGGTGGTTGCCTGCTGCTAAACGAATGAGAGCAGTCAAAGATATTTCACATGGCCGTGAGATTATGATAAAACGGGAAGGGCCAGGTGCGAGACTCTTTAGTGCAGATTTCTCCAATGCAACCGGAAACATAACCCATGACCTAGCAGGTTTTATCTGGTATAATATATGTATGCACGCAAATGAGCCAGAGTGGGTCAGAGTTGCGGGAGAAAGAATTTTTAGTAGTAAATATGTATTCTTAAAGGATGAATGTCTTGGACAAACACAAAACTCTCTACACATGGGCCTAGGTCCAAGCTGGTTCATTCTAGTAATAATTAATGATTTCTGTGCCAGGGAGGCTGGTGCACCTGATGGTACTTATGCGATTTTTGGTGATGACCTGGTTGGATTCTGGTTACAAGAAACCATTGATGCATATATAAAAACAGTGAAGAAGTTAAGTCTTGATATTAATCTCGTGAAGTCTTTCATTGGGTCACGTTGAGTATTCTGTGAGAAGCTAGTTGAGGTGAGTGAATGTGGACTATATGCTCGGTCTACAACAATTATAACCATGTCGGAGGCGGTTGCTAGTCGCTCTATGTGCGGCTTCAGTGACAGCCCACTGGAGGTACTGGAGGGATTAACTAGGACTTCTGAATGTCAAATAATTAAAGATAAGAAATACTATGCAAAGGTCCGGCG